GCGATTTCAAATAGTTTTTGTATTTTTTGTTTTTTGATAAAAGATGGTTTTAATTCGGATGTTGGTATTTGATAATTTTGTTTTTTAGAATGTTTTAAACAAAAGCATTGGTCATCTTTGGAAAATTTGGCGGGTTTATTACATAGACCAATTTTATCGATAAAAATACAGGTTTGGATTTCGTGTTGCTCTGAAATATTAACTGTATCCCATTTTGTAATCTTAAAATAATCAGAGTTTTCTGATTTTTCAAAAAGACAAAAGGCTAAATTCTTGATACCAACATCTATACTAAGTATTTTCATATATTATTTAATTATTAAAATACTTGTTATTAAATTGTTTACAAACTGTATATATTTATTGTTTATTTGTATAAGCTTGAGGGTTGATAGATGGCGCAACCAATCTCGAGTTCAATTGTTCACGTGACAAGTAAGGATTCTTTAGATCGCTGTTACAGTAGCCAAAACCGGGTTTACTCGTGTCAAATGTAGACCTAAATGTGTATGGCACATTATCGGATGGTGTTTTGCCGGTTTGGACGTGTGGGTCAAGACCCAATTCGTAGCACGCCTCTGTAGTATTATAGTTCATAATTTGAAGACCATTATGCTGTAAATATTGGCGATAGCTCCAGTTGTTTTGGATGCCTTCTTTTTGTTGTATTCTGTTGTTGACGACAGCATCTGGCTGCCATTGTGCAAAGTTGCGACCATCCGACATTATCGGAGGAGAATTAAAATGAATATTATTAGATCCGCTATAACAAGTGCCCCACGACATTTATATATTTACAAGATAAAATTCTTATTCAACTCCGAGCAATTTAAGTAATTCGTTTTTCTTTAACTTTGAAGAATCGGATGAAAGACCCTTTTCGGCAACCACGCTTCTTAATTTGGGTAGTGCCATTTTTTTATAATCCAATGGTTGTTCTGGTTTTGTTTCTTCTAAAGTAATATTGATGGATTTTAAGTCCATAGATTTTATATTATCATTTTTTTCTTCCTTAATGGATTCACTGCTGGTGCTGCTATCATCTAAATCATCCATTTCTTCTAAGCTTGCGACTGATAAATCATCCATTTCGTCTAAATCATCTACTGATAATTCTTCCCCAGATTCACTGTTGTCATCTTTAATGTTTAATTTCAAAACTTTGACATCATTACTATTCGCAAGCTCTATAACACTGTTATCACTATCGTCATCATCAATTTCATCTATACTTACTTCACTTGCCGCATCAGAATCAGAGTCCGAATCGTCTGCTTCTTCAGAATCAGAATCTTCTTCATCGTCTGAAACAAGAATTAAATTATCATTTTGAACTATTCTTGTTTCTAAATTGGGTTGTTGTTGTTGAAAAAACTGAGTGTTTGGTGGTTGGCGATTCATTGTTAATTGATGAATAATCATTTTAGTGCCATTTACTTCTTCGGCTAAAGAAGAAACAAGACTTAGCATAGAAGAAATTTTATGATTTTGTTCTCTAAATTTGGTTTCGAAATATACAACAAGCAATGCTACTACGAGCACTAATATTCCTAAAAACATTAAAAAAGTAGGATTAAATAAATCTGTTAAAGAAGGCATATTATTACAAAGAGGATATATAAATTAATTATTTAAATTAACGAATTAGTTTATATTATAGGTATCTTACTCATTATTTGTATTAGAAATAATTTCTTTTGGATAATCCATTGCGGTTAATACAGCTACACCACCTTTAACCTCCGAAATCCCGTCAAGTAATTTATATTTATAGATTAATCTATCATCCTTTTTCTCTGTCTCCATATGACAATTAATAATGTTCTTATTTTTTTGTAATTTTTTACAAACTTTGATAAAGTGAGTTGTCAAAATACAATTAACATTCTGATTTTTAATTAGGTAATTCATAAATGCGGTAGAACTTGTTACAGCTTCATCAGGATTCGTGCCAGAATATAATTCATCAAACCCGCAAAAATGTGTTTCATCTTCATTGGTTTTTACTAAATCCAAAATATCTTTACAGCGGCGTGCTTCAGCTTGGAATAAACTATCGCGTCCAGATGTGTCGGGAATATTTAAATAGCAGTGGATATATTTAAAGGGGTTTATCTGGGCGGAGTCGTAAAACCCACAGCCAAATTGCTGTGTCAAAATGATATTAATAAGAGTAGATTTGAGTATGGTCGTTTTTCCAGACGCATTTGGTCCAGTAACGATAATATTCTTCTTAAATTTGATGGTATTTTTAATCGGGTTATCGTCTTTCAAAGGTCCATAATAATTGTTTTTAAACTGTGCCTTACCTTTGCTCTTGACAAAAGCAGAATAATTTATTTTTCTCTCTTCGATATTATTTTGTAAACCTTCGAGACAATCAATATAGCCATTGAAACCTAAAGAATACATAATTACTTCGTTATATACCAAATCATCGTGTAATTCGTAAAAGTATTTTAGTATATGTCCAATTTCCTGTAATTTTTTAACACTTGTTACTTTGTATTCGGTTATAAAAGTGAATTTTTTCCTAAGATTTTCGAGTATTTGTTTTTTCTCTCTTAATACATTGTTAAACACATTTTGAGTTGATAAATCAGATGAGTAAATCAAATAATTGTCCATTGATTTAATAGTGTAATCGATATAATTGTTAATTTCATCAAAATGTTTATGTATTTTAATCATATTATTATGGAATTTTAAGCAAACGGTTACATTTTGATAAATAGAAAAGAAATAAAACGCAGCGGATATAAGTAGATATATTTTTTCATTTAACGAAACATCATTAAACTGTGTAAAAAGTTTTCCAATTGCGTGCGATTGAGCAATAACCTTTAAAACCTCGATATATTCATTAACCGTTAATTCGAGGCCCTTTAATTTGATAATAAAAAATGGCACAATCAATATAAAAACGGGAATGAGGAGAGAAATGACAGGAGATGCTAAATTATACATACTCATAAATTGTAGAAAATGTTCTGATTTATTAAGAAATTCTAACATAGGCCAATCAATATAATAATATTTTTCCTTGAAATCGGTTTCACATTTTATTTCATTCCATATTTCCAGAATATTTCCATAATTTTGCGAGTATGTGGTATATTTTTTATCACAAGGCTTATATGATTTTAATAATTCCTGGTTTTGCGTAATAAAGTCGACGTCTGTAGTATAATAATCAGCGACTTGTTCAATAAGTTTTTCAGAAACATCGTTATCATTGTTAAAAAAATAATTATATATTGGTTTACAACCAGATGCGTCAATGGTTTTAACCAATTCTAAATCGGTAACAATATGTTGCTTTATTTTCATTTTTTTGTCATTATAAAAAATAGGCATTTTAAAATGATTATTGATTTCACTAATTACTGACATTTATTATATTAAAAAAAGAAATATAATAAATTTATTTTACGAATTTGTCATAAGCGATCTAACAATAATTTAGTTTGCTTAGTTTAGTATGTTCCCTAAATCGGCGGGCATTTCTCTAATTTGGGTATTGTAATGACTTTCAATTTCTTTCATTTTACCGAAATCACGTCTGGTAACGAAATTGAGTCCTGTTCCTTTTCTTCCCCATCGGCCACTTCTTCCGATTCTGTGAAGATATGTATGAACGCATTTAGGCACATCGAAATTAATAACGACAGAAACTTGTTGAATATCGATACCTCTGGCAGTAACATTGGATGAAATTAAAACACGAGTAACTCCGGTTTTAAATTGGTTAAACGCGGTTGCTCTGGCAGAAGTGTCCATCCCACTATGAATACAACATACAGGGAATTCGTCCTCTTTCATTGCTTCGTATAAATCAGAAACACGCTTAACACTGTTACAATAAATTATACAACAAGACAATTTAGCAACCGAAAACATATGTTTCAATGTTGCGTATTTTTGTCTGTCGTCATCTACAGCAACATAATATTGTGCAATACCTTCTAACGTGAGCATCTCAGTTTTAACGCTAATCTCAACGGGATTACGCATAATTTTATCGATGAGTGGTCTAATACTTTCGGGCAATGTAGCACTAAATAAAGCAACCTGGATATCATTATTAAAATATTGAAAAATATTATAAACTTGCTCTTTGAAACCCGCGGACAACATTTCGTCGGCTTCATCGAGAATAACCAGTTTAATGGTCTTAATTGAGATTTTATCCCTGCGCATCATATCGTAAACACGACCGGGACAACCGCAAATAACGTGTGGAGTATTTTTATTAGAGAAACTGGACTTCTCTTCGTAACTTGAGCCTCCAAATACGGTTTGGACTCTCAAACGCTCCTTTTTACTATTTTCAAGCATATCGCCTAGTGAAGTAATCACTTTTGATGTTTGCGATGTAAGCTCTCTGGTGGGTGATAAAATAAGAACCTGGGTTGCGTTTTTTTCCATATCGATTTTTGATAAAGCCCCAATGGAAAATGTGGCGGTTTTGCCCGTTCCAGATTGAGCTTGAGCAATAATATCTCTTCCTAACATAATAGGTTTAATTGCTTTTTGCTGAATAGGACTTGGCTTTTCAAATCCATAACTATAAATTCCTCTTAATAATGTTTCGGGTAATTCCAAATCCTCCCAGGCATTTATTTCATATGAAGGTTCAATTACTTCTTCATTATTACTAGCTTCGTTAACTTCGTTTTCAGTTGACATTTATATACATTAGTTACAATAAATCTATTTAAGTGTATTTATTATAATTATTTATTTAAAAAAAAATTGATATAAATGTAACACATTAATGTATAATATACAAATCCAATGTCCGCTAAATTAAATAGATATTTACTAAACGATTTTAACAATTTATTGTTTACTGGTTTCAATTACGAACTACCAGCTGAAACAATTCGCATAATTTCAGAGTTGGCATTAGAAGTAGGTTCGCCAGATTATGTGAAAACTCCTATATTTCAAAAAAGAGAAAACCCTATGAGGGCCGAAATTAGTGCTGATGATGCGACCGCAAGTGGTGGTGGAGGAGGCTTCAAAAAGAAGCGAGGTAATAAAAGTATGGAAATCAGCGATGGTGATTGGGAAACGATTCGAAGTTTCCAAACAACAAAGATTGAAGAGCGTGCTGGTATTGAGGGTGAGATAGATAATATCAGAAGTTATTTGAATAAAATAACAGATAAAAATTATAATGATAACCGTGATAAAATTACGGATATAATAGGTAACATTATTACCGGCTCCCAAGAAAATATTATCAGTGTTAGTTCGGCAATTTTCGATATTGCGTCAACCAATAGGTTTTATTCAAAGTTGTATGCAGACTTATACACTGATATAATAAAGAAGTATCCTGTTATGAGGGATAGTTTTGAAGAGAGCTTGTCAAGCTTTTCAGAATTATTTAAAACGATTGAATATGTGGATTCAAATGTTGATTATGGTGGGTTTTGTAAAATGAACAAGGATAATGAAAAGAGAAAGGCGCTGGGAATGTTCTTTGTTAATTTAAGTTTAAATGGTATCATATCCACTCTAACCATTTTGAATATTACAAGAAATTTATTGTTTCAAATATTCACCTATATTACAGAGGATAATAAAAAGAATGAGGTTGATGAGCTAACCGAAAATGTAGCATTGTTTTACAAAAAGGAATTTTATGAAAATGAGGATAAGCCCGAATATGAATTAATTAAAAATCACAGCATTACGGAAGTAATTGAAATAATAGCTCACAGTAAGGTGAAAGACTATAAGAGCTTAACAAATAAAACCATATTTAAGTTTATGGATATGATCGATATGTAAAATATATAAATTAAATAATAGTATAAAAATAAATAATAGTATAAAAATAAA